CATAAGTGACTCCAGCCAATGATCCTTGCGGACTAGTGGCCACAGCAGCTGTATTGCCCAGCAATAAATTCTGGTACGAACAGCCACTAAGAGATGGGGTTGTTGGAAATACTATTGTGGTTGAAGAACCAACCCACTGAATAGTAATCAGCAACGAATCCCCAACACTTACACTAACTGGTGAAATCGTGGTTGCAGTAACAGTGGTAGAACTCAATGAACCATTGGAACGACTAAAGGTTGTTGTTGTACCCAAAGGACTGGTGTTAGACACACCACTTCGGTACACATGACAATTCCCTATGTCATCCATGTTCAAGAAAGGTCTATCCAACTCAACGTCATATGCAACCCACAATTCACCAACCACTGAACTGGTTGGCACACCAGCTCCCGGAGCTATAGCAAATTGAAATAAACCTAAGTCGGTGGTTGTCAAAGGTAGAGATGATGTGCCGCTTCTGATAAAATAACAGTTTTGTGCATTAGAACCTGCGGCACACTCAACACCATACATCAAATTTTTGTCTAATCTCGTGGAGACAGCCATTGACGAATTCTCCATTGCAAATTTCGATGTAAAAGCTGGTGAAGAAGAATTGTACTCCATAGCGGCAATAGCAGCACCCAAAGCGCTGGTACTCAAAAAAGGACTTGCTGTCGAAATAAATTCGAAAACAAGTCCTTTAAAACAGTACTCCTCGTAATTGGACGCTAACTGTGACAAATAAGGAAAAACGGTCCTTAACCCAGCATTAATAGGGTAGGTATAATTAGTAAATGCCCCAGCAACAGCACCTGTAACCACGTCACCCAAAAATTCACGATGTTTCACGCGAATCTTCAGAGACGATTGACCAAACTGTGATGTGGCCTCTAAGCCTGATCCCTTGATTAACGAATTTGTCGCAACACTATTGGACTCATAATCTCCTGACCCAATCAACCTTGAAATCCTCTTAGCGATATCCCCTCCCGCACTTCCAACTCCAAGTCGTGAACCTACAATCTCCCCTGACGATATAAGTGCTTGTTTAATCATCGGTTTCAATGAAGCCTTCAAATCTCTCATCATTGGCTTCATATCATACAAGCCACTACCTTGGATCTGTCCCGGTTTATTTTTTCTGGATTTCCGGGATCCAGACTTTTTCGTCTTAGCGAGTCAAATAATTCAATACAGGAACAACTCAATCCTCTGTATCTACTCCTGGTAGTCTCTACTGACTAATAGTACTCATCACC